GACTTGTATGCATGGGTACAGCAAGATCCTTGGTTCCGATTACAATTTCTCGAAACACGTAGTTATTTTTCCAACTGGATGACCAAGGGTCGTATTGACCACCCACGCATTGGCAACATTGAAGTGTTTGGGTGGAATCTCATGCATCGTACTACATTGTACATGGTCAAAGAAAAAATGATCAACCATGCGTTTGAATCACTTGACAAATTCCTCGACACACACTATAATATTGATTCCGCAGTGAAAAATCAATTGTTGCAATTTCAAAGAAACTATGTGATCGACTATAGAGATCTTGCTACCTATCCAGTGCAGATGACTTGTGATTACGATTTCTTAGGGTACATACAGGACGACGCTAAATTAGAGAACACCACAGTTTATCAGTTTGATACCGCAGAAGATGCTACCATGAGTGAAGATCGCTTTTTGGAAAATATGTATTTTGGCAGAAAACGTAATTTTGGAAAAACTAACATCACCCGCATAAATCAACATGAGTTTGCCTGAACAAAACCCCAACATAGACATTAGTGTATTGTTGCCGGTAAGAGCTCGACCTATTCCTATGGAACAGTGTTTACACACTCTGATCGACAAAGCTACACATCCTGAACGCATCGAAGTGCTGATAGCATTCGATGATGATGACACAGATACCATTGATTATTTTGTAGATGTAATTGCGCCATATCTCGACGCCAAGGGTGTGACCTATAGCGCCATGCAGTTTAAACGTTTGGGTTATCTTAGACTCAACGAATATCTTAATGAGTTGGCAAATCACAGCACCGGAAGATGGATCTTTTTCTGGAATGATGATGCTGTGATGACCACACCGGCGTGGGATGATGTCATACGAGAATACAATGATCGATTTGCGTTGTTGCGAGCAGAGACCAATCACGAGCATCCTTATGCTATCTTTCCTATCTTGCCAAGAAAATGGATAGAGATCACAGGCAACATATCACCACACCAGATCAATGATGCATGGACTAGCCAAATTGGTTGGATGTTAGATATTGTGATCACTATACCTGTGATGATCGAGCATGAACGCTTTGACCTCACCGGCAAGAATGGTGACGAAGTGTTTAAGAATCGTCCCATGTTAGAAGGCAATCCTAGGCATCCTAGAGATTTTAATCACATATCCTGGCGTCAACGTCGGCAAGAGGATGCTGTGAAAATTGCAAATTACATAACCACTCTAGGCTACGATCTCACACACTTTGAACAAGGTCTGCAAAATAAAATAGACATCTGGAGCAAAATGATAAAATTAGACAAAAAAGGTCTAATGAAAAAATGGAGTACCAACGAACTTGACCAATAAACTCGAACTTGTAGATAAAATCAAAAACTACTGGAACACACAGCCTTGCAATGTCAAACATAGCATGAGTGAGCCTGGTACAGAACAATATTGGAATGAAGTCTCTGAACGACGTTTCTTTGTAGAACCTCATCTAAGAGACTTTGCTAGTTTCCATCTGTGGCGCGGCAAACGTGTGTTGGAAATAGGATCGGGTATCGGAAGTGATGCTGTGGAATTTGCCCGTCATGGTGCTGAATATGTGGGTATTGACCTTTCAGCAGAATCAGTGGCCATGAGCAAGCAACGATTTGAACTGCTGGGACTCGAAGGTGAGTTTCATGTGATGGATGGTGCCGACACAGAATCTGTGGCCAAACTAGGTAAATTTGATCTGGTATACAGTTGTGGCGTGCTGCATCACTATCCAGATATGGGAACATGTTTGGACAATATTCGTGATGCCTTGGTACCCAACGGTGAATTTCGCATGTTGGTATATGCTAAAAACTCCTGGAAGTATGCCATGATCCAAAAAGGGCTGGATCAGTTTGAAGCACAAGCCGGCTGCCCATATGCCAAGGCATATACCAAAGAAGAAATTTATCAGTTGTTGAATAGTCGCGATCTTGAAGTCCTAAGGATTAGACAAGATCATAATTTCATGTATAATGTACCCAAGTACCGTCAAGGCGAGTACGAGTTGGAGCCTTGGTTCGCTGCCATGCCAGAAGAAATGCGAGCAGCAATCAAAGAATATTTAGGTTGGCATTTGTTAGTTAAAGCACGAAGATTATGAGCAAAATTAAAATAGCAGAACTATTCTACAGCATACAAGGCGAGGGTCGCTATATGGGTGTGCCCAGTGTGTTCTTACGCACATTTGGATGTAACTTCAAATGTGCAGGCTTTGGCATGCCACGTGGAGAATCGAGTACGGAAGCAGAATTCATTGATCCTGTAAACTTTCGTACATACAACGAACTGCCATTAGTGAGCACCGGCTGTGATAGCTATGCGTCATGGGATCCACGGTTTAAAGATCTAAGTCCAATGCTAACTACAGATGCTATTGTAGAACGTATTATGGAAATTCTTCCACACGGTGAGTGGCGCGATGAACATCTTGTGATCACAGGTGGCGAGCCATTGTTAGGTTGGCAAAAGCAATATCCAGACTTGTTGGATCATCCCAAAATGCAAGGTCTCAAAGAAATTACATTTGAGACCAATGGTACCCAGAAGCTGACAGAAAAGTTTGCAGGATATCTGCATATATGGAAATGTCATCATGATTATGATTTCCGTAGAGAGATCACATTCAGTGTCAGTGCCAAACTACCGTGCAGTGGTGAGCCATGGAAAGATGCTATCCGACCCAAGACTGTGGTTGATTATGAAGATTATGGAACAGCATATCTAAAATTTGTAATTGCCAGCGAAGAAGACCTATTGGACGCAGAACGTGCAGTTGAAGAATATCGCAAGGCTGGATTCACCGGACATGTTTATATCATGCCTGTTGGCGGTGTAGAAAGTGTATATGCATTGAACAACAAAAATGTAGCACTATTGGCCATGCGTAAAGGCTGGCGTTACAGTGATCGACTACAGGTACCGTTGTTCAAAAATGAGTGGGGAACATAATGGGAATATTTGATATCTTCCGACGGAAATCCGAACCTGTGGCAGTGCCCGAGATCCAAGCACCTCCTCCTGTGCCCAAAGAAAAGAAATCCAAAGAAGAACCTAAAACTGCCAAACAACTGGCCACAGAAAAACAAGAACCCTATGTAAACATTGTGAGTTTAGATGTGGATCTAGAAAACTTGCATCAAGGTGCATTTGAATTAGATTGGAACGAGATCTTTGTAGCACGATTGGTCAAGGCAGGCTACATGATTAAGAAGGATGACACTGACGCAGAGATCGTGGACCGTTGGTTCCAAAATGTATGCCGACATGTGGTAATGGAGACGTGGGAACAAGAAGAAGCCATCGCTAAGAGTGGCATGTGGGTTCGTAGCACTAATGTTGGTAACGGTCTCTCTGAGGTATCGTGATCCTGTATGTAAATGGCGATAGCCACACTGCTGCTGCCGAAGCAGTATCACCGGCGGCATTTGCCGAAGATGATGGCTATCCTGAACTGGGACGACAACCACACCCTGCTAACCTTGCAGTGAGTTGGGGACAACAGTTGGCTAATAAACTAAATGTTGATTTTGTGTGCGATGCCGAATCTGCTTCTTCTAACCATAGAATTGTTCGCACCACACGTGACTGGATGAAAAAGTTACAACCATGGGAATCGGCTGTGGCAATCATACAATGGAGCACTTGGGAGCGTGAAGAATGGTTGCACAACGGTGAATACTTACAGGTGGGTAGTTCAGGATTAGACTGGGTGCCTGCTGAACTAGCCGACCAATACAGACGATTTGTGATTGGTATAAATTGGAATAAACAACAACAATATTGGCATCAAGAAATTTGGCAACTGCATTTAGAGTTGGATGAGATGAAGATTCCACATGTGTTCTTCAATGGTAACAATTCATTTGATCGAATCACAGATCAATTCGATTGGGGCACATCCTACATAGCACCATATTTGGAATTTACCTATAATGAAATCCTACGAGATCGGTTTGAGCCAGTAAACGACGGATCTTGGCATTTCGGCAAAGATGCCCATTGCTTTTGGGCTGAATTTGTGTTACAATACTGTATAGAAAACAAAATATTGGATTCCGATGCGCTATCTACTGATTGATACAGCTAACACCTTTTTCCGTGCTCGACATTCGGTTTTCCGTGCTGCCGACGCTTGGGAAAAACTGGGCTATGCTCTACACATTGTGATGAGTTCAGTGAACAAAGTACATAAACAATTCTCAGCAGATCACGTGGTTTTCGCATTAGAGGGCCGCAGCTGGCGCAAAGATTTCTACGAGCCTTACAAGAAGAATCGCGCTGTAGCCCGCGCCGCACTCAATGCGACAGAACAAGAAGAGGACAAATTATTTTGGGAGACCTATGATAGCTTCACTAAATATTTGGCAGAAAGCACAAACTGTAGTGTTATTCGACACCCAGAAGCTGAAGCAGACGATGTTATAGCTCGTTGGATTGCATTGCATCCACAGGATGAGCACTACGTGATTTCATCAGATACAGATTTTGTGCAATTACTGGCACCCAATGTGAGTCAGTATAATGGCATAACCGATGAGCTTCATACAGTAACTGGCATATTTGATGCCAAGGGTCGGCGTGTGCAAGACAAAAAGACCAAGACAGACAAAGTGATTCCTGATCCAGAATGGCTGCTATTTGAAAAATGTATGCGCGGCGATACCAGTGACAATGTGTTTTCGGCTTACCCAGGTGTGCGCGAAAAAGGTACTAAAAACAAAGTGGGTCTGCGTGAAGCGTTTGAAGACCGTAAATCCAAAGGCTTCGCGTGGAACAATCTCATGTTGCAACGTTGGGTTGACCACAATGGACAAGAACATCGTGTGAAGGACGACTACGAACGTAATCGCGTGTTGGTGGATCTAACTGCACAACCCGATGTTATCAAAGCCAAAGTAGATGGTGCAATACGTGAACAGATCAGCCACAAAGACATTGGGCAAGTCGGTGTAAGATTCATGAAATTTTGCGGCAAATACGAACTCACAAAGATATCTGAATCAGCAGAGCAATACGCTCGCTGGCTCAACGAAACTTACAAAGGAACACTAGATGAGCATCATAGCCAAACCCATAGTTAAAGACCAATTTTATATCCTCACACAGGATAATAAAAAAATTGGCAACATCGAAGCCACAGGAGATGGCTTTGCTGTAAAAATCAACAATCAGGTGATTCCATTCAAGACCATGGCCATGATCCGGAAAAAGATTGATATCGAATTTCCAGCTGTGGGTAACAAGCCTAGTAAAGAGCCTGCCAGTTATCAAGTGCAAGGATATCCTTCTGGCTCAAGAGTATACAATCCCATCTGGAATGTTCAACATCGATTGCCCTTGTTTACCAAGAACAACAAATCACGCTCGTGGTATGCTGCTGGGTGGTATCAGGTCAAACAACGTAGAACTTGGAGCATAGTTCAAAGCCCCAAGTTGATTACCTTGGAAAGATATCCTTACCAAGGTCCTTTTTACACTAGAGAAGAAGCCAATGACAAACCCCTTCCGTGATCAAGCTCGCTTCATGCGAGCATGTAACCAACCCACCGGTGCCTGGAATGAAGAACAATTCAACCTTTACACCAAACTTATTCAAGAAGAAATAGATGAGCTTTGGGCAGCCAATGCTGCTGCTGATCCCAAAGAATGCCTAGACGCACTGATCGACATCCTGGTCGTGACTATTGGTGCTATTCATAGTTTGGGTGCGGATGGTGAAGGTGCATGGAATGAAGTCATGCGAACCAACTTTGCTAAAATTGATGGTGCCACTGGATTTGTGAAAAAACGTGAAGATGGCAAAGTTCTCAAGCCCGAAGGATGGACTCCCCCTGAACTCGATCAATTCTTGCAAACACGATGATTGAACCCTTACGCGATGATCTCATGGTGCAGCAACAACTGGGATCAGAGGATATTCCGTATGTAGAAAAATGGAGACATATGGTAGCAGTGATCATGCTGAATCAAACTGGCCGCAAGCCAGTGAAGACAGTGTATCCACTGTTCGTTCATCATTGGCCTACCCCTGCTGCTTTGTTAAAAAGCACTCCGTTAGAGGTGCAAAGTATCATATGGAGTCTGGGCATGAGCACAGTGAAAGAGAATCGCATACGTAGAATGACTGAAGACTACGTCAAGTGGGATGGTGAGGATGCCACCAAGTTGTATGGCATTGGCAAGTATGGATCTGATTCGTATGAGATATTTTTCAAGAACAACTATACTGTAGATCCCACTGACAAGGAACTGCGTCGATATCTAGATGAAGAGGTCTTTGTGTGAGTTTGCATATAAATCGTTTTATCGATTCGGTAAAGGCACATGAAGCACGTGGTCAACGCGACTTCATGATGCCTATAAAGGATGCTAAAGATTTACATGCTGACATAACCAAACTGCTGTTGGCTGTGACTAACTTGCAAACCCAATTGTTGGACACTCAGAAACAACAAACTTTCACTGTGGAACTGGCCGGTAAAGACTTCTAAAACTACCTACATTTGGGATAAATAAATGTAGGAGTATAATGAATGTCAAGACCCAAACCGTCGGTGTTAATAGAGAACACCAACAAGCAAACCTACAAAAGTGAGCAAGTGTTGGCCAGTGATGGAATATGGGCAGTGTTCTTTGATAACAATCCTATCAATCTCAAGACCTCTAACTTGCTCACGCAATATCCAGGTCCAAAGTATAAGAAAGTATCATTCTCAAATCCCGGGCATGCTATCAATCTAGCTCGCAAACTCAACGTTCAATTTAGAACTGACAAGTTCTCAGTTGTGTTGCTCAAGCAAGGGGATAAGATATATCCCAATGCGAGATAAGCACGCCATTACCGAAGCCATGATCAGGCAATATCCTGAATCTCAGCGTCCCGGATTAGATTGGGATATGCAAACATGGTGGCGTAATAGTCGTCAAGGTGCAGGCATGCGACTTAGTCCACATGGTTATATTGCCATGCAACGACTGAATATCGAGCATTATAATTTTGATATTCGATTAGAACAAGTGCGTCCTAAACTATTAGTACAGTTGGATCAACGATTACAAGATCCATATTATCTCAATCTAGATAGAAAGAATCCCAATATTAAATTCTACGGCAGTAAAGAAGCATTTCTAGCAAATCTCTATGGGGATTTAGAACAGTTTCTCGAGAATTATACCCAGTAATAAATAACTCATGCGTATAAATGATATCATCAACGAAGTTGCCATGCCTTATCAAGACCCTCACAAGATGGGCGGAGATCTGGGCCAGCCAGAACAAGTAAAAAGACTAGAAACCGATCTCAATGGGTTTCTTGCACTAGACAACGGTACCCTTCCTCCAGAAGTTGCCGAACTTATAACTCCAACCGGAATGTATGATATCAACAAGGTAACTCCTGAATGGATGACAAAGACTGCCAAGGCTCACCCAACCGATAAAAATTGGAAGTATTTAGTTGCACCGCCTGGATCAATTGGCGGCTGGATTACCGGATCTGACAAGGACGATCAAGCCTTTATTGCTAAGACGATAGATCAGAAAATCGCCCGACTTAAATTTGCAATGGAGCAATATAACAAATATTATTGGGTAGGCACGCATAGCTACAGTAATAGGCCTTATGTTCAAGGAATTGTTCCTGGATATCAAGCAGATGCTCGTATCGGTAAAGTAGAAACTCAACCACATAACTTTGATCCTGTGGATATCAAATACTATTTGTCTGCTTACAAATGGTGTCGAGATCAGGGTCTGATACCAGTTATAACTCCTGAACAATGGATCATGCTGTTGCTGGTAGAAGGAACAGAAGATTTTGGCGCCAGACCAGTGGGGGAACGTAGTCTAAGTCCAGCAATGCAAAAATTTGATCAAATGCTGCAACAAAAAGGCCTGGTCAATATGATGCAAAGGAGTTTCTGCGTTACAGTTATGGACAAGCTGACCACAGCTAAACGACTGGGTATACCTCTATACCAAGCATGGAACGGCAGTAAGATCTACTTGGATCGTTATAATATACAGGCCCTGGCCGCTAAAGATCCTAAAAATAAAC